CCATTCCACAATGTCAGTGAATACGACGTGTTTAGAATGCGTTACTTCCAGATATATAGTTTTTCTCGCTTTTTCATAAGCCGTAAAGCCATGATAAGCAAACCATCTGTTCATAATATCTAAACAATTTGATAACATGATTTGAGTATGACTAGCATCAAATTTAGAATAATCAATGGGTAGTACTTTCGTTTCCTCAAAGTTAGGACTAAACTGCGCTAAATGCATAGCTAGATTTTTCCAATCCGAGCTATATACATTCACCGAAGCTGCCATACCTTTCTCAATGCTCTGTACCATCGTAAACTCAACAAGTTTGCCAAATAAACATTTAGTAACTGTACATAATTCGAAACAACTACCAGAGAATGCTCTAGTAACTCCTTCTTCTGCTTTAGCAGCGGAAACTAATCCCATCTTTAGATTGTCTGTGTAGTAGTAATTCATCCTTACACCTGCGTTTGCTTGCTCAATTAAGAACCAAATTCGACGATGAAATTCGGGAAAAAATGCGTTGGTACTATCTCGAGCTACACCATCACCTAACAAGCGTTGCTTGTAATAAGGATCAGTAAACTTGAATGGATAACCAACACTACTACTAGACGGAATAGCATTGTAATAAGCGTTAGATGGGTCACCCCATAAAGCCTGTTCTACAGTAAGCAATTCACTATCTAAATGCCATGGAAAACTGCACCAGTAACTGACTAAATCGTCTGTTGCTAGTTTAAGATTATCTTCGTTATAGGTTAACGGTCTGCGAACAGAATAATGCGCTATAGCTTTAGCGTAAGGATCAATCCCATTACGAGGTGTTAACATAGCCGGAAATTTAGTGGGTGATGGAAAAGAGGTTTCCTGAATCACCGAAGGTATAATCTTGTTAGTTTTGTATGGAGAATGTTTCATAGACATAGCAGCACCTTGTAGTTCTACTAATTCGTCTTTGACATCTGTAACATCTAAATGCTTGTAGGCTTCAACTAAAGCTTCTTGAGTTAAGATAGAACACCAAGCATCTCTGCTATTGTGTCCTTTATAAGTACCCGCTACATGAATACCAGCAATGCGACGTTTTCCTAAGCGCTTCTTGCGAAGCAGAATAGGAGATCCGCAATCACCATTTCCTGTATCAATCTTGTAGTTCAAAACCTTGGCTATACGAAGATTCAAGGCAGCATTATGATATTGTGTAATTCTGGCTGAAGATGTTCGCAAAGCTCCATCATCTGAATTTACTTTCATAATTATGTCCAGATCCTCGTTAGATAGGGCATGTAAATCACTGTCTTTGATAAAGTAAGACGTAATGTCTCTCTTTCGTAGTGCTAGAGGTTTGGGAAGACGATACCACAACAAGTGGCTATCTCCTTCTTTAGAAATGTAACCATCATCTATAAAATCTAACGCCGGTATTTCAGTAATAATATGACACTCATCGTCTAAAATATATACTTTACTGTTAGCCAAAACATCATCAGACAACACTCTCATGCGTGTTGCGAAGTGTTCAGGACATACAAAAGTACTAGAATCAAGCCATACTACGTCTCCGTAAAACATACTTTC